GTTGTCTTTGTATTCTTTATAACATTTCTCAACCCAACCAGCCACATTTGAATACGGTGGATTTACAAATGCTGTTTCACCTGACCAATCCTGAATAAGACCGTCGTCTTCCATAGAAAAATGCTTCCAGCACTTACGATTATCAGCCGTAGCACATGGGTCTAGTGTAAATTTATAATACTCGTTTAATTTGTCAAATAATTTTTGAGGGGTATTCCATTCATCTGATTTGCTTGAGAACATTACTTCTTGAGTTTGGGTATCCATCATGCTCCTGTTGAACCAAAACCGCCATCTTTACGGTTGGAAATAGTTGGTGTACGAGAATAAAGGGGGACTTCTGCTGGAACTTCAGAGAAATCTGTAAGTTCTACCTGATAAGTTACAATCTGTGCGATCTTATCACCACACTTTATAACTTGTGGTTGTGTGCCAATATTGTGCAAATTAATTAATAATTCGCCTTCATAACCTGAATCAATGATACAAGCTCCAACCACTAAAGATCTTTTAGCAGCCATACCAGACCGATTTTTAACTTCTGTCACAAAGCCATAAGGTGTTGCAATTTGTAAACCAGTTCCAAGTACGGTTGATTGACCCGGATGAATTACAACATCTTCATAAGCATAAAACACATCTGCGCCAGCATCGCTTGGATTGGCGCGAACAGGCAACTTTGCTTCATGATTCAATTTCTTAATATCAACGTTCATTTAATCCTCCAAAGATAAAACATTATATAATTTTTTTTATTAAATGTCAAGACAACGCCAGTTCTTTCCTAGAGAACGTGTTGAGAAGCCCCAATTCTCATCATAATCAAGGCGAGACAGATACGGCTTATTTACATGAATCTTATCACGATTCTCATCAAAGTTCCATACTTTGATTTGTGTCGTCGTATTTGTATCGTCAATCACGTTCACAATATAGAAGTTTTTGCCATTCTTCGTTGTCTTTTTAGTAATGTCGCGTGGAATAAACCAGCACACTCCAAGTTCAGTATCAAATTCTCCAACAGGCGGCACTTCATTTTGTTCTAGCTTTTGTAGAATCTTCTGTGACATAACCAAATTAAATGGGAACAAACCAGTTAGTGATACCACAAACTCGATCTTTTCTTCTTTTGTAAAGTCAGCCACGTTATCAAACTCTTTGATTGTTTCCTCAAACTTCTCTTTCTTCTTTGGTTTTTCCTCAACCACACAAGTCCAGAAGTGTTTCATATTCTTGAACCTAGAATCCTGAAGTTCTTCCAAGGCATCACAGCGAATGAGTACGTCCAATGCTTTTTTATTCAGCTTTGAATAAACAATGTTGTCGTTATAGATTAATTCCTCAATTGTTTTGAAAGGACGGTTTTGTAGGATTTGTTCAATAGCTTTCTCGCCAAGACCTTTGATGGAACTCAGAGGTTGGACAAGTGTTTTGTCGTCCTTAATCGACCAATGCATATCAGAATAATTAATGCTGCATGGTAATACATTATATCCTAGATTTTTTACAATATTAATTGAGCGCTCAAGAGATTCTGCCATTGTATTGCTCCGAAAAGATTTTATTAATAATTGATTGGCTCACGCCGTATATTTTTGCTATTTTAACTTGCGATAAAGTTCCCTTAAGTTGTTTTATATCATTCACCTGCTCTGTTGTCAATTTCGGCTGGTTGTTTCTTATAGAAGCCTCACTTATTTTCTTTTTTGTCTCCTCGGAAAGTTTTTTGCCTTTATTGGCTGTTTTAAGTTTATTTTTAGTATTTTCACTTACTTCATGCCCTGCCAATGCCGTTCTTATTTTTTCTTTTGTTTCATCAGAACAAATACGAACTCTACCAATATTTGCCATCTTTAATCTTTCTATTATTTCTTGCGATGCTTTTTTGCCTTTATTCCATGCAATTTTACCTTTATTAGAAATGCTAATTTTTTCTTTATGTTGTTTAGAAAGGCTTTTCCCATAGAAATGGTGCTTTTCGCCACTCATTCTAAATGATTGCTCTTTTTTTCGTTCCTCGGTCCATTCACACCCTAGCGGAGAATTGGCTTGTTTTCTGGCATTGTACCCAAACTCTCGTTCGAACGAGCTTTTAATATCAATCCATTTTTGTTCTAGAGTCAAGAGCTGCTTTTCATCAAATATTTCTTCAATCACCTCAAAAATAAAAGATTCTTCTCCGTGCTTATTCCAAGAACTTTGTAAATAAGGGCTATGATGTATATTTTTATTTAAAAGATCTCTATGTTTTCTCCATCTTGTCTCAATTTCTATTGAGCTTCCAATATAAACTTTGCCTGTGACTATATTTTTTATTTGATAAACACCCTTCATTCTTCTCTCCTATTTATTGGCTATTATCCATCCTACTAATAAATAGTTTTAATTTATAATTTTTCAGTTTGTTTCGTTAAGAACGCCGCAAGCCATTCAATCGGGTAATAATGTAGAAGATAGGCACATTGATAAGAAAGAACAGAATAGGCAACAGCGTGTGACTTGTTGAAGCCATAACCTGAAAAGTATTCAAACGATTGCCAAAGCTCTTGAGCATCTTTTTGATGAATTCCTTTTTCAGTGCAGCCCTCAATAAAGCGCTGATGAATACTGTCCTTCTTTTCGTGACCCTTACCAGTGCCCTTCTTTGTCAAGAGCTTACGCAGCAAGTTGCCTTCATCAAGTGTAATGTCCTTGCCAAGCTTATGAGCCATCAAAGCAATTTGCTCTTGGAAAACCAAGAAGCCATAAGTTTCACCAGCAACTTCTTTTACAATAGGATGTAAATAACGCACAGAACTAGGATTATTCTTTGCTTCCACATACTCTTCGTGAACATTCGCCGCCAGAGGACCGGGACGATAAATAGAAGTGATAGCAGACAAGTCAATGATACTCATTGGCTTTGCTTTAGAACAGAACCTTTGAGCGCCCTTCTCTGCAAACTGGAAGATGCCAGCCCACTTGCCCTGATGAAATATATTCTTGTAGACGGCTTTATCTTCCAAATTCATTACTTCTGGATGAAGATTCTCAAGATAAAACTTTTTAATATCGTCAAACGAAGGATTTGGATTATTCATCTTGCGCCTTAAAATATGACGGATACAATCTTCAATCATCCGAAGTGACGCAAGCCCTAGAATATCAAACTTAATAAAGCCTAGTGGCTCCAAGTGACGAACGTTTTGACCTTCGCTCCAAGGAGTTTGAATAACACCACCAGAATTAATCAATGGCATTTGAGTATTCAAATTATCAGCAATAACAACACCGCCAGCATGGCGAGATTGCGAACGAACCTGACCGTGCAGACCTTCAACGTGATGTTTGATTTGCGGATGTTTCTCAAAGAATTTTTGTAGAGTTGGTGAAAACTCCAATAGTTCTTCATAGGTTGGCGCATAAACACCCGACTTGATTCCATTCTTCTTCTTGGCTAGAGGTGTTGCCTCTGCAAGCATTTTGCTTGTTACATCATTAACTTCCTTGAAGTCAACACCGTAAAGCTTAGAAATATCCTTAATTAGAGAACGAAACTGTAGGGTATTATAATTTGTAATAGGAACTACAGTATTGCCGCCCCATTGAGAAACAAGATATTCTTTGATTTCCATAGGATCGGAAACGTCAAAGTCAATGTCTGGATAATCTGTTGCATCACGACGAATAAAACGTTCGAATTGCAGACCATACTTAATTGGATCTACTTGAGTAATGTCCAGCACATAAGAGATAAGCGAACCAGCCGCAGAACCACGACCAGCGCCACATAGTTGCATTTGACGCGAAGTGTCTGATACTGCTTTCATTGTTAGGAAATACTTAGCAAAGCCACGGTCTTTGATAACCATTAGCTCTTCTTTTAGGCGGCTTACATACTCTGGCTTTTTATCCAAACCAAATTGTTTTAGACCTTTTAGACATTCTTCAGTAAGAGCCTGAATGGCTGACTTGCCATCTGGAACAACAAAGTCGGGCAGGCGAGGAGAGTTATCTGGATAAAATGACTCAATGCGCTCATGTGCAATAACATAAGTATTTTGCAGAGAACGCAACACGACTTCATCATCATACTCAAAGCCACAAGCCTTTGAATACTTTTGATAAGACGCCCACATTTGGTCGCCGTTCTTTGGATAAAGCTCGCTCTTTAGATCGTCCCGCGTTTGTGGAAGATCTCCAATGTCATAGTCAGGCTTATTATTCAGCCAGCCCAAACGCTTATAGATCTCGCGGTCCTTCCAAGCGTCAGGGTTTGGGTAATGAGAGTCGGCAGTTGAGACAAGTTGTAGACCTGTCTTTTGAGCAACTTCAATTACATGCTTGTTGATGTGATGTTGTTCTGCAATGTTATGCCATTGAAGTTCGCCATAGAAACGATCTCCGAAAATGGCTTGAAACTGTTGAACAAGAGCCAACATGGCATCCTGCACAGCATCGTGACCTTTATCTTTATTTTGCCAATAAGCCTTGGACAAAACACCACCCATGCAAGCAGAGCTTACAATGATGCCTTCATTATACTTTTGTAGAAGCTCAAAATCTACGCGAGGATAACGATAGAAGTTTCCGGGCTTGAATGATTCCGAAACAATAGAAAAAAGGTTTTTCAAGCCCTTCTGATTCATTGCCAGAAGAACCAAGTGGGCACGACGACTTATCGTGTTCTTTTCAATAGAACCCGACTTAGTTTCCTCTTCATTCTCTACAACAGTTCCAGATTCCTCTTCGGAACCTTTGACTTTTTTATCTTCCTTATACTTTTCGTATTCGTCCTTCCATTTTGAGATGGAGTCAATAAAATATGCTTCAACGCCAAAGATGGGCTTGAAGTTCTTACCTTCAGCCTTTAGTTTCTTTGAGTGAAGCAGTTGATAAGACAAGCCACTCATGTTGCCGTGATCGGTCAACGCAAGAGCATCACAGCCATTTTGATAAGCAAAGTCAATGTGTTCATTAGGATAGCCTAGACCATCGAACACACTGAAACAACTGTGACCATGCAGATTCACAAATTTAATTTTAGATTCAATGCGCTCCATGTTCCTCCTTAGAATTTGCAGATTTTGATGCCCATTTGATCAATAATTTCTTCTACCGCGTCACAGCCTTTATATCCTAATTGATCTGTTACATTAGAATAAAATTCATCTCGTAGGCTAGGATCATATGATTCCCTGAAATTAGTTTGTGCAATAGTAAGAAAATTTATAAAGAAATCTTTTTGTTGGCTTGTTAATAAATCAAATACATGCGGCAAGCCAGCTTCATCTAAATCGTAAGCGGACATTTGATTGTAAGTTTCTTTAGCAAGTATATATGTTTCGTCTTTATCGCTCATAATAATCATCCCCTATTGTAATAATTTCTTCTAGTTCGCCTTCAGTGTATTCAATCTCTGGAGTGTCATACATTCCGATTTTAGCCAAATCGTTTCTAGGTTTTATTAATGGTACTGTTGGCATTCTTAATTTAAGTGAGCTTGCCATAAACTCACTATATCCACTCCAATTATCAATCGTGAAATATTGGTTCAGCTCAAAGCTGTTCGATTGGTCTAGTATGACAGGTTCGAAAACTTTGTCAAGCGCAAAGTTTTTTCCAGAGTAACGCTCTTCAATCGGCAAAGAAATCTTGTTGAATAACACATCTGGATTTGATTCATCGAATATGTTTCGACCAGTTCCCTCTTTAAATACGTGGCTTCGTATTTGACCAAGCTCTTTTCTAGAGAATGTAAAGCCCATATAATCGTTTGTTTTTACAGAACGACCTTGGAACGTCAGATGAAAATTGTGATTGGTATTCTTTGTTTTTTTACGTTGGTCTAAAAGACACCAAGGATTATAACAGCCCTGAACAAAAGACGCATAAAACCTATCTGGTCTTACATATTTGCTTAAGTTTTTGTAAACGTAGTCCGCATTAACTGCGCTGTTTATTATACCCCATCCCATACTATCTCTAACATTTAGGTCGGTTACATTCATAGGAACAAAAAAGATTGGGATGTATTCCTTTTTTAAGAACCTGAACTTTTCAAAACTGTTATAAAAGATATATGGATCTAATATAAAATGACCCACACTTTTTCTAGCGTATGGCGCTTCATCATAATTACAGGAAATCCAAACGCTCTTGCATCCAGCTATTGCACACTCCAATACTGCTCTCTGCAAAGCGTTAATCTTTTTTTCACCAACTGGAATAAGATAATCTTTCCAAGGCATACCAAAATTGTTTTCTGTTTTATGAAGCGATATACAGCCCACCAAATTAAATGAGCGGTTGCTTTTAGTTATTTT